TGAAAATCCTAAGTCTAGTGTCCAGCTCTCTAAAAGACCTCCCGTACTCCCGAGGTTAAGGCCTTTAAGTTTAGTAAAAGCTGCTACTTTCCTTAAAAGTAACACGAATAGCGGACTACCTAACGTCACCCGAAAGTCTGAAGTTATTAAGTTGACTTTGCAAAACTTTTCACAGCTTTTGAATGAGCACTATCCGTGTATATTGTTTACTCGTACTCAAGAGGGTCTCAAGACTAGAAACGTCTGGGGTTTTCCCATCGTTGATACTCTTAATGAAATGAGATACTATCGACCTCTTTTAGAGTTACAAAGGAAATTACCTTGGAGAGCTGCTCTTAACGGTCCTGAGGACGTTGATGAGCAAATTACTAGTATTATTAAAAATGCTAATGGTAGAGATGTTGTATCTATAGATTTCTCAGCTTATGATGCATCCATTAGTGTTGGTTTGATTGAACAAGCATTTTCTTTTATAAAGGATCACTATCAGAAGGAGTTTCATGACGAATTAGACTCTATTAAAAACAGGTTCATAGGGATAGGTCTAATTACTCCTGATGGTATAATGAAAGGAAGTCATGGTGTTCCGTCAGGCAGTACTTTTACGAACGAGTTAGATTCTATTGTCCAGTATTTAATCTCTAAAGAGTATGGACTTAATGATTCCGATATGTGTATACAGGGCGATGATGGGGTGTATGCTGTTGAAGATGCTACCAAATTTTTCAATTTCTTCAAATCGTTCGGTCTCATTGTTAATGAATCTAAAAGTAAAATTTCATCACATTCTGTCGTTTATCTTCAGAACTTACATTCTTTAGATTATCAATTTGATGGAGTTTGTCGTGGTATTTATCCTACTTATAGAGCTTTAGGTAGGATACTTTACCCTGAGAGATTTGACGACTTCGGAGAAGATGGAATTACAGGTGCTGACTATAATTCTATCAGGGCAATTACTATTTTAGAAAATTGTCGTAACCATCCGTTGTTCGAGGATTTAGTCGAATTTATTGCTAGGCTAGATAAATATAGTCTTCAATATTCTGAACAAAGTCTTAATAAGTATATTAAGCGTATTTATGAAGGCTACGGAGTTCAGGGGATATTTAAATACAGGTACAGTGATGATGTATCTGGTATTGCAAACTTTAAGACAGTAAGGTTATTATCCAAGTTTCTG